TTGAGGCTACATTAACAAATGAAAAAACAGTGGCTGATGTTCTTTCTGCACTTAAAAATACAGGAGATCAAGCAGGTGCTGATGCGTTACAAAAACAACTTCAAAATGCTTATCTTGAAAAAATAGGCATTACATCTGGATATAAAGGAACAAATTCAGAATACAAACCAGAAATGGTTGATGCGTTATGGGGTAATAGCCTAGCATCCAGACGTATAAATTCTACGATTGGCGAACTTAATGACGCATTGAAAGCCAATGAAGTTAAAATAGTTAATATACCAGCGGATGATGTAAATAGACTTCTTGATATTGTCCCAGTTAATGAAAGACAAAAAGTAATTAGTTCTATTGTTAAGAAAGGTCAATTACAAGCGAAAGAAGATCGCTTGATGAGCAATGAAGTAGTTAAGCAGGCAAAACGCGGCAACTGGACTTATCTTGATAATGATATTTTTGCAGACACAATGTTAAACAAAGCATCTACTTCAGATGTTCTTGATATTGTTAAGAAACTTCCATTAGCTGAGAAACAAAAAGTAGGGGCAGATATGTTTGCTCGCTTGCTTTCTGATTACTCGACAGCAGGAACTGGCAAGAACCAAGCTAGATTCGGGTTTGATCTTTGGGATGCTGAAAAAGTAATCAAAGACCTAGGAGGTTGGAGCAGAGCTAAAGGAACTGGTGCGCCACAATGGGTTAAAAACATGGATGCAGTTGTCGGCAAAGACACTGTTGACGAGTTCATTGCAGCATCTAGGGTTCAAGCGGCTAACCGTCCTATTGGTAAGGTTGAAAGTCTCGAAGCACGTGGACTTACATCTGCAACTGGGATAAAAGTATATGCGTCTCCATTCCAATATATTGGTAATAAAGTGCTTGCCGCAGCATACGGAAGCAATAACTTACGTCCATTCTTGAGAGGATTATCAAAAGATATTGGAGACGAGGCTTATCAAAGAAATGCAACCCGTATGCTAAAAGGTATTATCGGAACACGCACAGGACTTCAGGCAGCAGCTATTCAAGGTAGAAATGACCCTGATTTCCAAGAGCAAATGCAAATTATTTTGTCCGAAGCCCAAGCACAAGCTGAAGCGAAGCAACAGAAATAATTGCTTGCCTTATCCTTACGGATACTTATATTCCGAAGCATGGAAGAAGAAAAAGACACAGACCTTTCTACCATTGATAACAAAGATTCAATGGTTAAGTTCATGGACGCTATTAGGCAGCGAGCTAAAGACTTGCCTGCGAATTGTGCCGAGAACACGAAGCCAGACGTAGCCGCTAAAGCCCTGTGGTTGCTGGCACAAGGGGCGAACATTACCGAGATACGCCGTATTACCAGCCTGTCCAACGAGACAATCAGACGGCTTGAGTGGGATCACAACTCCACCCTAGAGCAGAAACGTAAGCAGTTCTCGACCCGTTACGCGATGGCTGCGATGGAATACACTGACCTTTTGTTCAAGAAAGCTGAACAATTACACGATGATCCTGAGCAACTGGCCTTGGTTTCCCCTGAGAAGCTGGCTACGACCATTGGCATTATGCAGGACAAATCATCTTCGCTTGCTGGAATATCCGATTCTGGGGCAAACAAAAAAGAAGGCTTGTCTATTGAGGACGCTTTGGTTCTTATTGAGGCATCGAAGCAAAGACGCGCCAACAAGGTGATTGAAGCCGAGGTTATCGTATGAACTGGACTCCCCACGAAATACTTGGAATCCCTACGGATGACGAGATTGCCGAGATGGATGCAAAGGAGCTTGTCGAGCTTTACTCTGCACGGGAGGAAGCTATACGTAACGCCGACAAAGACCCTTTCAGATACGGCTTTAAGCTAGAGCATTGGTTCAAGGCGTGGGAGCAGCTAGATAATGTGAATGAAATCCTAGTGCTTGGTGGGAATCGCAGTGGCAAAACTGCATTTGGTTCTTACAGCGTAGTAAAGGCTGCCATCGAAAATCCTGGCAGTATCATTATGTGCTTCGCCCAGAGTGCCGAGGTTAGCATCAGGCAGCAGCAAAGTGCCGTGTATAACTGGCTGCCACCTGAATATCGGGTAAAGCAAACCAGCAGCAACGCCTACATTAGCTACACGCTGAAGAACGGCTTTACCGACAACAGTTTGATCTTGCCAAACAAAAGCCAGATTCTATTTAAAACGTATTCACAGTATCAGAATAACCCTACCTTTATCGAGGGTGCTGAACTTGGTTCTAAGAGCGCACAGTGGCACAACGTGGGTGCGTGGCTTGACGAATACCTACTTGGCGATGACCTGATTAACACGATGCGATTCAGGCTTGCTACCCGAAACAGTAAGATGCTTGTGACATTCACACCTATTGACGGCTGGACGGAGGTTATTAAGGACTACCTAGACAAAGCAAAGACCATAGCCACCAAGGAAGCAGAGCTATTGAATGGGGAGATTCTGCCCCATATCCAACTAAGCCACAAGCGTAACGCTTCGATCCATTACTTTCATACCAAGGACAACCCGTTTTCGGGCTATGAACGCCTCGCCAGCGACCTTAAAAACGAAAGCAGGGAGAAGATACTGATTCGTGCATACGGCGTTCCTGTAAAGTCTCAGGCGACAAAGTTCCCCAAGTTCAACAAAGAGGTGAACGTCATACCACAAGACATGATACCAAAAGCGGGAATTACGAGGTATCAGATCATCGACCCAGCAGGCAGCAAGAACTGGTTCATGGCTTGGATTGCCGTGGATGGTAGCGGAACGTATTACGTTTATCGTGAATGGCCAGACACAACCATTGGCGATTGGGCAGAATGGAAGAACGGAAGGTGGATGCCTGGAGAGGGAGCAAAGGGAATGGGTTACGGGATGCGTGATTACGTGAACCTGATTGCCGACCTTGAGGATGAGGAAGAAATCTACACCCGAATTATTGACCCAAGGCTAGGAGCTGCAAAGTATCAGGCACAAGATGGCAGCAGTAGCATCATCGAGGACTTAGCCGAGAACGACATTATCTGCATACCTGCGCCTGGCTTGGACATTGAGGACGGCTTGCAGGCGTTAATTAGCAAGATGAGTTGGGATACGAGCAAACCAATGGACAGCTTGAACCGCCCTAAGTTCTATGTGAGCGATGAATGTCAGAACATCATTAGCGCACTTTCGGAATACACGGGCGAGCAGGGTTTGAAAGAGGCATGGAAAGACCCCTTGGATTGCTTGCGTTATGCGGCTATCTATGATATTGACCATGTAGAGGCTGAAGCATTGCAGATTACCCGCCAAGGATCGGGAGGCTATTAAGATTATGAATACAAAGAAACCACGAAAAGAAAGAGCAGATAAGGGCGTTAAACGTGTTGAAGCTGAACCACAAGTAAAGGCTAAGGCTGAACCAGAAGTCTTTGAAGTATATGCCATTGGCGTATGTCCTAACCCAATGTGGCTAAGGGGAATGACACGTGACGCAAATAAGTGTAACATCCAAGTTCCCAAGGCTAGTATCCGAGCAGGATTAGTGGGCAAATGGATGAAAGCGACAAAGATTGACGGAGTGGAAGAAAACCATTACAAGTTCCTTGCATGAGCGATGAATTATCAGACCAAGACGTAGCGATGATCTACGTTCAGAACGAACCGAATATCGGCGGACTCCAAGATGCTTATGATAAAGCTGTATTGGATCAAGAGGAATATATCGAATCGTGTGAACGAGCCTACAATGATCGCCGTAATATGTGGCCTGGCAAAACCAGTGATATGCGGAAGAAAGGGGCTAACGCTTTTCCTTGGGATGGTGCTTCCGATATGGAGGTTAATACGATTGGTGAAAGAATTGATACCTATGTTGCGTTGCTTACCCAAGCACTTGACCGTAGCCACATCAAAGCGTTCCCAACGAACCATACTTCGATGTCCAAGGCTTCGGTTGTTTCGATGTTCTTGAAGTGGATGCGTAAAAGCTACATCCCAGACTTTAAGAAGCAGATGGAACTGGGTGCTAACCACCTTCTTGAGAAGGGTATCATGGTTTCATACGTTGGCTGGAAGCGGGAGAAACGCACGTTTAAACAAGTAGTTACCCTGCAAGAGATTGAGGCTGCAATGCCAGAGCTTGTGGAGATTCTACTTGGTGACAACATTGCCGAGGCAGAAGCATTTGTTGCAAGTGCCTATCCTGACATGAGCAAGAAGCGTGTTAAGAAGGCGGTATCAGAACTACGCATGATGGGCGTGACGGAAATAAGTATTCCGAGGATGAGTGTGGATTGCCCTATCGTTCAAAGCTGTGAGCCTGATGGTGAGGTTATCTTCCCGTCCTACGTTACCGATCCACAACGCGCTCCATACGTATTCTGGCGCACGTTCTACACTCCACAAGAGCTTGAGAAGAAAGTTGCCACAGAAGGTTGGGATGCCGAGTGGGTTGACGAAGCTATCGAAAGACTTAAAGGAAGTGATTCGCTTGATAACCAGACGGCAAGTGAACGCTCGCAACGCCGTGACTTGGGTGACGATCAAGACTTAATTATGGTTGTCTATGCCTATCAGCGTTTGATTGA